GCGGCGCCGTGGCCGGGGGAAGACCAAGCCGGGAGCCCCGGCTGTGACTGGGCCACGCGTTCAGGGGAGAGCTGGGGCTGTGCCTCCGGTGGACCCCACCAAGGTTCCTGCCAGGGAGGGGTCGCCGTTCAGGGGCTACCACGGGCCCTGGGTGGAGAGGGATGAGCAGTCGATGTGTCAGAAGCATGGGTGCGATCGGCCCTGCGAGAAGTGTGAAGAGGAGCGGGAATGAGCGGGATCATCGACGTGCACGAGGCCATGGAGTTCGAGCAGCAGAACCGGTTCAACCGGAACATGAACCGGTGGACGGACCTGCCGGGCTACGCGGCCGAGCTGCAGGGGCTCATCAGCGAGTCGTCGGCTCCCCTCGGCGACGGTGGCGGGACGAAGAATCGAGGCGGCGGTGCGAGCTTCCGGGCTCCCTGGAACTCGGGGGCGGCCGGCCTGTTCTTCGAGATCCATGCCGAGGTCCGTCGTGTCGAGTCGGCGCTGACTCTGACGCTCGAGCATCGTGCGGTCTACCGAGGAGGCTCGGACGTGGAGACCGCGCGGGTGTTCGACCGGTTACCAATCCTGCTGCGTGCCCTCCATGATCGGGACCCCGAGTCCGAGGTGCTCGCCGAGGTGTTCCATGCGCTCGGATCGCTGACCAAGCGCGCTCGAGCGGCCCTGCATCCCGAGGAGCGTCGAGCCCGCGCGCTGTTCGTGTCGTGCCACGTGTGCGGCGGCGATCTCTGGATCTACCGGGCGGGCCAGGATGTGGCCAGGAAGCTGCTCGAGTCCGAGCACTTCCAGCCGGGCGACGCGTACTGCAACCGGTGCGCGACCTTCTACCCGCTGGACATCTGGGAGCGGGTCGCCCGGGACAACGCGGGTGTGGCTTGACATGAGACCGGGTTATCCACAATGATCTGAGTCAACGGGGCGTTTCGTGCGCCCTGATCGACTCTGAGAACCCCGGTCGAGCCCCTTGGCTCCCGGGGTTCTCGCATGTCTGCCGGCGGCCGGGCCAGCCACATCACCCCCTGTGGACCCCCTGCTCGGACCCGAGCCGCCGGCGGCCCCGTCCATCGCGTGCCGTTGTGAGGTGAGCGCGATGTCCGAGGGTCTGTCGATCCCACCGTGGGAGGGTCGGCGTCGTGCCGATGCCCTGCGGTACGTGAAGGCCAAGGGGCGCGCGGCGGGAACGCCGTGCTGCATCTGCCATCAGCGGATCGACTACTCGCTGTCCTACCCGGATCCTGCGTCGTGCTCGGTGCAGCACACGAAGTCGCGGAAGCTGTTCCCTCACCTCACGTGGGAGAGCTCGCTGTGGCAGCCGGCGCACCTGGAGTGCAACCAGTCGGCCGGGGTCGGCGGGGGTGAAGCCCTCGGGCTGATGACCGAGTGAGACCCCCGGGGCCGCCGATGGCCTCGGGTCCAGGGTTGAGCACGTCGGGGCGGGGCGAACTTCCTCGGACTGTGCTCCTCTGGCCGGTGGGCTCGGCGGCGCGGCGACCCTCCATCCGCTGCCGCCGCCGAGCCCACCGTGCTCGTCGCCGGGTCTGGTGTTGGAGGTGCAGGGTGCGGACAGTCGTGCTGCTGTGCGGCCCGCCAGGTGCGGGCAAGACCACCATCGCCCGGGCGTCGGGCATGGACGTCTACGACAGGGACGATCCCGAGTGGGTCACCGAGGCGCAGTTCCTCGCGGCCCTCGACGTGCTCGGCGACCAGCTCGATGCGCGAGCCGTGGTCATCCGCTCTGGTGCGACGTCGAGCGCTCGAGCGCGATGGGCTGACCGCATCCGCGCGACGCACACCTTCCTCGTGACCGAACCGCCTGACGTGAGCGCCGCTCGTGTCCGCGCTCGAGGCCGAGACGACATGGTGCGGACGCTCGCGGGCATCAGACGCTGGTGGTCCACCTTCGATGACCGGGACGACGTACGACCGTTCGTCTCGTGGACATCGGCGTTCGACACCTCGCTCGGCCTCATGACCGACTGACCGTCGAGGCCGCTGCTCGCTGATCATCTGCCCGGCCAGAACCTGCATAGGTATGCGGCACGCCAGGGTGGGGGTGTCAGAAAATCCATCGCCCCCTTCGCCGGTCTGGCCCGCCCGTCTCCGGCCTCCCTCCCCCGGGCGAACCGAGGGGGTATGCCCTCTGATCTGCATTTATGCACTGAAAGTGGACCCATCGAGGGGGTGTAGCGGTGCACGACCGCGCCCCGATCCGCGCGCTCGCCGCCCGTGGCGTGCCGATCCGGGCGATCGCTCGGGATCTCGGGATCTCTCGGAACACGGTGCGACGCGCGCTCGACCCCGAGCGCCCCGACCACTACGTGCGCGCGTCCCACCTCGACGCGCTCGGCGCTGATGTGCGCACCGTGCTCGCCGCCTACCCGCATATGTCGGCCGCCGGCGTCGCTCGGCGCCTGCACTACCGCGGCGCCCACTCCCACTTCACGCCGTTCGTGAACCAGATCCGCCGGGAGGTGCTCGATGCTGACGCCTCCCGAGTCGTTCACCGAGGAGCAGGCGACGATCTGGGCTGAGGTCGTCGCCCGACTGCCGTCGGACAAGAAGATCGACCCCCACCGACTCGAGGTCTACTGCCAGCAGATCAGCGCGTTCCGGCGTGCCGCCGAGGACGTTGCCGCGAACGGCGTCCGCATCGAGGACGCCACAGGGCGGACGGTCCGCAACCCCTCGGTGACCACCCTCAGTGACATGACGAAGCAGCTCAACACCTGGGGCGGGGAGTTCGCGCCACCGTCGTCCATGCCGAAGCGGCGCCGCGGCACCATGTACGACGCGACGGCGAAGGCTGTCGCCGCCGCCGAGCACCTCAAGGGCCACGACGAGTACGCGGGCGCCATCGAGGCGGTGAAGACGCTCGCCTGGCTGATCGACGAGGCACAGCGTTCGGGCCTGCATGCGCTGCAGGCGGCCGCATACGGAACGATCCCGTCCTATCTCAAGGGCTGCTCAACGCTGCAGATCACGCCCGCTGACGCCCCACCAGTCGCCGAGAAGTCGACGAAGGGTGACCGTGGCAAGCGCAGCGGCCGGGCCTCGCAGATGCGCGTGGTCAAGGTCGGAGCGTGAGCGCCGTAGCGCTCGCCGACCGGCCGGTGGCGCTCCACGAGGTCAACGTCGGCGAGGAGTATCGGCGTGCGGTCGGCGGCCCCCCGGAGGATGGCAAGCGGTACGGCTGCACCGAGCCGAGGATCGTCACGCCGCCGCTGCGGCTGCTGACGCCGGCGACGTCGTACGGCTTCCGGGTCATCGAGTTCGCCACCGAGGTGCTGCGAGTCCGGCTGTACCCGTGGCAGCGGTCGTTCGTGATCCGCCTGCTCGAGATGAATCCGGACGGCACGCTCCGCTTCCAGACCGCGTTGCTGCTCGTCGGTCGTCAGAACGGCAAGTCGACGATCTCGAAGGTCCTGGCGCTGTGGTTCATGCTCGAGGCGGGCTGGCCGCTCGTCCTCGGGACCGCCCAGGACCTCGAGACCGCCGAGGAGATCTGGGACGGCGTCGTGTCCCTCCTCGAGGAGGAGACAGATGACGAGGACGACCTCGCGGACTTCATCGAGAAGGTCGTCCGGGTCAACGGCAAGAAGACCCTGCACCTGACCAACGGCACCCGGTACAAGGTGAAGGCCGCGAACCGTGCGGCCGGCCGTGGTCTCTCCGGCAACCTGATCATGCTGGACGAGCTGCGCGAGCAGAAGAACTGGGGCGCGTGGGGCGCGATCACGAAGACCACGCAGGCGCAGGATTTCTCGCTGGTGCTCGGCCTGTCGAACGCCGGTGACGCGCTGTCGGTCGTCCTCTCGTATCTGCGGAAGATGGCGCACGCCGCGGTGGGGGACCCGGACGGCATCAACAAGGACCTGCCTGCTGCCGGCCCCACCGAGCTTGACATCGAAGCCTCCCTCGAGGAGGACGACGAGCTCTACGAAGACGACGTGCCCGAGGACTGGGAGCAGGACGAGGACACGCTGTTCATAGCCGAGTACTCGGCGGCCCCCGGCATCGACCGGCGCGACCGGGACGGCTGGGCTCAGGCGAATCCGCTGCTGGGCTACCTGATCCGCGAGAAGAAGCTCGCCTCGGACTGCCGGACCGACCCCGAGTGGGTATTCCGGACCGAGGTGCTGTGCCAGTGGCCCGATGGGTCGATCGACGGGATCTTCCCGCCCGGCTCGTGGGAGGAGACGACCAACGAGCCCGAGGTCCTCGCCGATGGCACCGAGCGCGTCGCCGAGGCGGACCGCATCGTCGGCCCACGATGGGTCGGCATCGACAAGTCGGCTGACCGGTCGCGCACATGGATCACGTTTGCCGGGCACCGTGCCGACGGTGTCCCACAGGTCGAGGTCCAGATGGTCCGCCACGGTGACGAGTGGGTCAAGCAGTGGCTGCTCGAGCACAAGTACCGCTCCGAGTTCCAGGCGCTCGCGGGCCAGTCGAAGGGCGCGCCCATTTCGTCGCTCCTCAAGGACCTCGACGAGGACCCCGAGTTCGACATCCCGATCACGCCGTGGTCGGGTGGTGACTTCCTCGGCGCCTTCGGCCAGGCGTTCGAGGCCGTCCGCGACCACAAGGTCCGCCACCACAAGCAGCCACCTCTCGACACCGCCGCCAACACGGCAGAGCGCAAGGACATTGGTGACGGCTGGGCGATCGACCGCAAGCGCTCGCCGTCGGACGTCGCACCGTTGATCGCCTGGATCGCGGCGCTGTGGCTGATGCGGCAGCGCCCAGTCGTGAAGCTTCCACCGCCGATCCCGGCCGTCCTCGAAGACGAGCCGGGCCAGTCGTCCGAGTCCATGCCCACCGAGTCCCTGACCGCCGACCTGGGCGACATCGGATTCTGACGATCACGAGCTAGGGGGTGCGTGCATGGCGGTCCCCGAGTCGGAGAAGGGCTACGCGTCCGGGCCGAGCTCCTGGTGGGGCGGTACGGAGGACATCGAGTCGACACCGGAGCTGATCTGGCCGAGGAACATCGAGATCTACGACCAGATGCGCCGGCAGGACGCTCAGGTGATCTCGGTGCTCCGCGCGGTGACCCTCCCGATCCGCCGCACGGGATGGCGTATCGACCCCAACGGCGCCCGGGATGAGGTCGTGCAGCTCGTCGCCGACGACCTCGGCCTGTCGATCGCAGGGCAGCCCGAGCGGCCAGTCATCCGCACTCGCGACCGCTTCTCGTGGAACAGCCATCTGCACCTCGCTCTGCTGTCCTTGGTCTTCGGCCACTCCCCGTTCGAGCAGGTGTACCGGATCGACGGGCACGGTTACGCGCGGCTCAGGAAGCTCGGTTGGCGGCCCCCGCGGACGATCTCGGCGGTCAACGTCGCGTCCGACGGTGGCTTGCAGTCGATCGAACAGGCGGGGCCGATCGGTGCCAGTCGTGCTGTGAAGATCGACGTGGACCGCCTGGTCGTGTACGTGAACGAGCGGGAGGGTGGGAACTGGCTCGGCCAGTCTCTGCTCCGCCCCGCATACAAGTTCTGGGTGCTCAAGGACCGCCTCCTGCGGGTCCAGGCACAGACAGTCGATCGCAACGGCATGGGCGTCCCCGTGTACGAGGGCGCCGAGCAGCCCGAGTACGGCCAGGCCGAGGAGCGAGAGAAGCGCGCTCAGGAGGACATCAAGCGGGGCCTCGAGATCGCCCGGAGCATGCGCTCGGGCAACAACGCGGGCGCCTCGATCCCTCACGGCGCGAAGCTCACGATGCAGGGCGTCCAGGGCGAGCTGCCCGACGCCGACGTCCCGATCCGCTACTACGACGAGCAGATTGCCCGCGCGGTCCTCGCGAACTTCCTGAACCTCGGCGGCGACAACTCCAAGGGCTCGTACGCGCTCGGCGAGACCTTCGCGGACTTCTTCACCCTCTCGCTGCAGACCGTCGCCGAGGACATCGCCTCAACGACCACGCAGCACGTGATTGAGGACCTGGTCGACCTGAACTGGGGCGAGGCCGAACCGGCACCGCGGCTCGTGTTCGACGAGATCGGGTCCCGACACCCCGCGACGGCCGAAGGAATCCGCGCGCTCGTCGAGTGCGGGGCACTTACCCCGGACGACCCGCTCGAGCAGCACCTCCGGACCATGTACTCCCTGCCCGCCGCCGACCCGGCCTCCGCGCGCACACCGCCCACGGCCGCCGGCGGGGCCACCACAGCACCAGATCCCGAGGAGGGCTCATGACCGACACCCGCATGCCGCCCCGGGCCCGCTCGCGCGAGTGGTTCCGCATGGCCGCCGACGACGACCAGCGCATCGCGCAGGTCTACCTGTACGACGCCATCGACCCCTGGTGGGGCGTCTCCGCCAAGGACTTCGCGCGCGCCTGGAACGAGCTCGACGTCGACCACGTCGACCTGTTCATCAACTCCCCCGGTGGTGACGTCTTCGACGCCCTCGCGATCCTCAACGTGATCCGCCGGTCCGACGCGAAGGTCGTCGCGCACGTCGACGGCATCGCCGCATCCGCCGCGAGCTTCATCGCGATGGGCGCCGACGAGCTCGTGATGGGCCGCAACTCCGAGCTCATGATCCACGACGCCTCCGGCCTCTGCTGGGGCCGCGCCGAGGACATGCAGAAGATGTCCGACGACCTCGACCGGATCAGCGGCAACATCGCCTCGATCTACCTCGAGAAGGCTGGCGGCACGGTCACCGCCTGGCGTGCAGCGATGCTCGCCGAGACCTGGTATTCGGCCGAGGAAGCCGTGGACGCAGGCCTCGCCGACCGTGTCGACACCGACCGCGACAAGGCCGAGGTGAAGAACAGCATCGACCTCTCGGTCTTCAACCACGCCGGCCGCGCCGATGCCCCCGCTCCTCGCACCAGCAAGCAGGTCGGAGAGACCGCCCACACGATCCACCTCCTCGTCGAGCAGGGCGAAAGCCCCGAAGACGTAGGCCGCCACGCATCCAGTCTCGTGGCCCGCCACAACCAGAGAAACGCCGTCGCGGCCGCGCTCGCCGTCGGCGCCCACAGACCTCCGGCCGAGCCGGCGGACCCCACCCACACCCAGAAGGAAGGACCGGACATCATGCCGGACATCAAGAAGGGGCTGATCGACCGGCTCGGCATCAGCGACGCCGAGGTGACCGACGAGGACATCCTCGCGGCCGTCGACGAGGCGCTCGCCGAGCGTGCCGAGGCCCAGCCCACCAACGCCGCGTTCGCACCGCCCGCGGGGACCGTGCTCATGGACGCCGACCAGCTCGACGAGCTGCGCTCGCAGGCCGCGCAGGGCGTCGAGGCGCGGAACCAGCAGGTCGCCGACCGTCGCGCGCAGATCGTGGACTCCGCGATCAGCGACGGCCGTGTCGCGCCCGCCCGCCGGGAGCACTGGCTCGCGCAGCTCACCGCCGACGAGGAGGGTGCCGCCGCGGTGCTCAACACCCTCGCCCCCGGCACCATCCCCCTCGCCGCGAAGGGCTTCACGGGCGGGGTCAACGAGGCCACGGACGAGGACCTCTACAACCGGGCCTGGCCCCAGACCGAGAAGGAGGCCTGAACATGGCCGAGTACGTCCCCCTGTTCACCCCCGGCTCCGCGGTCACGTACACCGCGCAGTCGGACGTCATCGGCGGCCGCCTCGTCGAGATCGTCGGGGACCGCGCGGTCGCGCACGCCGCCGCGGACTCCGCGAAGGTCGTCGGCGTCGCCGGGTTCGACGCCGCGGCGGGCGAGCCCGTCACCGTCTACTCCGGTGGTGTGCAGCGGCCCACCGCCGCGTCCGCGATCGACGCCGGTGACCGCGTGTCCGCCGCCGCCGACGGCAAGGCCGCCACCGGGGACACCAACCCCATCGGCATCGCGCTCGCCGCGGCGGCCGCCGACGCACCCGTCCAGACCAAGTTCGATCGCTGAGGAGGGCCGCATGTACACGTACCCCGGCGCCCCGGTGAAGGTCGGGACCGACCTCACCACCACCGAGATCCACCACCTGATGAAGTCCCCGGCGCTGCTCCGCAAGCGCCTCGAGACCATCCTCGATCACCGCTTCATCGCGGACTACCTGCTCGCCGGCCGCTACCAGGCTGTCGGCGGCGCGATCCTCTACGAGACCGGCGAGGAGATCTTCCCCGCCGACGCCCCGGAGGCCATCGCACCCGGCGCCGAGTACCCCAAGACGGTCATGACCGTCGGGGAGCTCGCCACCGCCCGCGTCCAGAAGTGGGGTGAGGACTCCGACGTCACCGACGAGGCGATCACGCGCCTGCTGATCAACCCCGTCGATAGGGCGATCCGCAAGCTCGCCAACGGCATGATCCGCAAGGTCGACAGCCTTGCCCTGGGTGTCATCGCCTCGAAGGTCACCGAGACCTACGTGTCGTCACCCTGGTCCTCGGCCAACGCGATCATCGAGTCCGTGCTGCTCGCCAAGGCCACCGCCGAGGAGAAGTACGAGGCCGAGAGCTACGACTACTCCGTGGTCGCGCTCAAGCCGCTGCAGTTCGCGAAGGTCGCCGCGTCGCTCATCAAGAGCGACCTCGTGCCGCGCGAGTCGCAGAACTACGCGCTGACGGGTGTCATCCCCGACTACATGGGGCTCACCTGGACGACGTCGACCCACGCGCCGTTCACCGACCCGATCCTCGTGGACCGTGACCAGCTCGGCGGCATGGCCGACGAGAAGATCGCGTCCCCCGGCTACTCCTCCCTCGACGGCCTGGAGGTCAAGTCGATCCGAGACGAAAAGCGGGACAAGTACACGGTGCGCGCTCGCCGCGTGACCGTGCCCGTCGTCATGGAGCCCAAGGCCGCCATCCGCATCACCGGAACGGAGATCTGATCATGCCCGCGAAGTCGAAGCACTGGAAGGTCAAGGCGGCGTGCGTCGTCGTCAAGCTGTTCGGCCAGGACCGCTACCTGTACAAGGGCGCGGTCCTCCCCGACGGCGTGCCGGCCGCCGACATCACGCGCCTGTCCAACACGGGCCTGATCGTCGAGGTCGCCGACGTCGCCGCCGAGAAGGCCAAGGTCGAGCAGGAGGCCGCCGAGAAGGCCAAGGCCGAGGCGGACGCCCAAGAGAAGGCTGACGCGGCCGCGTCGACCGACACCGAGGGTGCGACCGACGCGGGTGCCGCGAAGGCCGCCAGCGGCCGCACGGCGGCCGCCAAGACCGCGAAGTGACGAGAGGGGGATGCCGCGGTGAGTGATGAGTCCTGGGCGACGCCCGAGCAGATCGCCGCACCGTGGCGTCCCCTGACCGTCGCGGAGAAGAGCCGTGCGCAGGCGTTGATCGCCTCGGTGCAGCGCGACATCATCCGTCGGTGGCCGAGCGTGCCGGACCGCCTCGAGCGCGGCAAGCTCGCCGTGCAGGACCTCGTCGATGTCGTCACCTACATGGTGCTGCCGATCCTCGGTGGGCCGCCGTTCCCGGGTGCCCGGTCGTGGCAGGTCACGTCCGGGTCGGAGTCGCGGTCTGTCACGCTCGACGCGGCGGGTAACCCACGGAACCCGTGGGACTACGCGTCGTGGATGATCGACATCCTCGACCCGAACGCCCGCGCGCAGGCCGCACCGATCGGCTCGTTCCCCGAAGCGCAGCCGTTCGATCGCCTGTTCCCCGTCTGGCCGGAGTCGTACCGATGAGCTGGGGATGGTTCGACGACTCGATGCACGCCCAGGCTCTCGTCCTCAAGCGGGTGACGGTCGGCAAGCCGGACGCCGACGGCGTGGCGCCGACGACCGTCGTCGAGCACAAGCTCGAGGGGTACGGGGTGACGCCGGCGGGCTCGCAGGAGTCTGCGGGTGAGGAGAAGGTGATCACGACGCGCTTCCGCGTGTCCGGGCCCGTCACGGCCCTGGTGCGCGAGCACGACGAGGTCACATGGAACGGCACCACGTTCCAGGTCGAGGGTGAGCCGCAGACGTACGTCGGCGGCGTGCTCGACCATACCGAGTTCTTCATCAACGAGCCGAAGGGGTAAGCGGCATGGATCTGGACACTCGGCGCATCATCCAGGAGGCCGCGCAGACTCCGGCGGTGCGGCGCAGCATCCACCTGCGCGCGTCGCGGATCGCGTCGCGCGCGAAGGCGCTGGCGGCCCGGGAGGGCTTGCCGGACTTCGCTGCATCGATCGACGTGGTCGACGGAGTCCGCCCTGGCACGAAGGCGCGCGGCTTCCGCCGCCCATACTCGCGGGTCGTCGCCCGGCACGACAAGGCGAACGAGATCGAGCGGGGTGGGGGCCGGTACGGGAAGTCCCGGATCCTGGCGCGTGCCGCGCGGGCCACCCGATGAAGGTCATCGGGGTCTGGCCCAACACCTCGCGCCTGCTGGTCAAGTACCTGTCCGGCCGCACTGGGCTGAACGTGTACACGCGGCGCCCGGCCGATGGTTGGGGGCCCCACGTGCCGTGCATCTTCGTGGACCGGCTGCCCGGGCCGCCGTCGGACGGCTTCTCGAAGACGTACAGCTTCGACATCGAAGCGATGGCGGGCACGGTCGCGGATCTCGGGTCGCTGGTACAGGACCTCGAGGTCTTCATGTTCACGCTGCCCTCGGAGTCGGACACCACCGCGTACGTCGACGACGTGCAGTGCACTGCCGAGTTCAGCGAGTTCCCGCTCGGTGATGTCGCGATCGAGCGGGCCGTGGCCACGTTCGACATCACGGTCCGCCCGCAGCCGGCGACCACCCCGTAATCCGCGCTCTCGCGCATCCAGCCCGTCACCGCTCGGTGGCGGGCTACTCCCCGTGGAAGGAAACCCCGACATGTCTCCGTACGTCACCGACAACCTGCAGACCGACAACCGCCTGGTCACCAAGCACGGCAACCAGATGCTCGCGATCGCGGACTACTCCGAGGCGCCGCTCGCCGAGCTGTTCACCGCGGCCGGTGAGCCGACGCCCCTGCCCGCCTACTTCCGGCAGATGGGCTACATCACGACCGACGGCGTGAAGCAGGGCAACGACGTCTCGAGCAACGACACGAACATGGTCCAGGACCTCGACCCGGTCCGCTCCGACATCGAGTCCATCACCCGCACGATCGGCGCCACGTTCGGCGAGGCCAACTCGTGGGTCAACGCCCTGCTGCACGGCCTGCCCGTCTCCGAGTGGCCGGCGAAGAAGACCGACGCCTGGGACTACGAGTTCGGTGAGGTCGCGGACCCGCCGTTCTACCGGCTGCTGTTCCTGTCGCAGGACGGCACGGGCGACCAGATCAAGTACCGCGTCGAGCAGGCGTACCGCGTGAAGGTCACGAACCTCGGTGAGCGGACCCTGAACCGCACCGACGCCGAGGGCTTCGAGTTCACGTTCGGGCTCTACAAGGACCCGGCGACCGGGAAGACGCTGCGCCGCGCCTCCGACGGCCCGTTCTACCGGGGCCTCATCACGGAGGGCTGAGCGGCCGCCCTCCCCCTGATCGCCGGCGCGCGTCGCCCGCTGGTGCGGCGCGCGTCGGCTCACCAACCAGCACCACCAGCACAAGGAGAGAAACCACCATGTCGAAGTCCAGCAAGCGCCGTCTCGTGCGCCTCAACCAGGTCCGCCCCGCCTACGAGGAGGCCGTCGGAACCAAGGGCGGCCAGTACCCGTTCGTCGGCAACGACGACATCGAGTACTCGTTCCCCCACCCCGCGTTCATGCCCAAGGAGCTCCGCGCCGAGCTCGACGACGCCGATGACGAGGACGAGATCGCCCGGATCCTCCTCGGCGAGCAGTACGAGAAGTTCATCAAGGGCGGCAACGACGTCGAGGACCTGATGCTGCTGTTCCAGAACGTCGGCGCCGAGTACCGGGGAAAAGCGGACAAGGTGCGCATCTCTCGGTCCTGAGCCTCCTGGGGGAGCACCCGGAGGCTGTCGAGGCGTCGCTCCTGCAGGCGTACGCGCCACGGGATCCCTTGCGCGAGTACTTCCAGGGGCGCACCTCGCTCCGACAGCTCCGGGTCATGGTCGAGCACCTGCCCCTGGACGCGCCCGCGTACCGCGCCGAGCGGGGGCATGCCTGGCGTGACGAGCACGTGCTGATGCACGACATCTCGTCCCAGCTCCGCGTGCTGAACACCAACCTCGCGAACCTGTTCCGCGAGAAGGGGGCCCCGGCGATCGAGCCGGAGTTCTTCCCCTCACCCGCCGCCGCCGAAGGCACGTTCTCCGACGGTGACGTGGTCGACGAGGCCGAGACCCGAGAGATCCGCTCGAACATGGAGCGCCTCTGGGGGAACCCAGCCGCGCCGGCCGACAACTGAATATCAACTGAATAGGGGGCGGCGGCGATGGCCCGATCCGATGCGGCATGGGTGGACGTGCTGCCGCGGATGAAGGACTTCGCCGCCCCCCTCGTCAAGGGCGTGAAGGACGCCGCGCGCGAGGCCGGCATCGAGGGCGGCAAGGCCCTCTCCGACTCCATGTCGGCCGAGGCGAAGAAGACGAATCTCAACCCGCTGGTCGAGCAGCTCGAGAAGGTCGAGAAGGCCGCGAAGTCGAGCGCCGACCAGCAGGCCGCGTCCGCGCGGAAGGCGGCCGACGAGGTCGGGCGCGCCAAGCAGCGGATCATGGTCGCTCGCGCACAGGAGTCCAACGCGACCGCTCAGGTCGTCAAGGCCGAGGGTGACCTGGAGAAGCGCCGCACCGTCGCGGCGACGCGCTCGAGCGACGTTCAGAAGGCCGAGCAGAACCTCGCCGCGAAGCGCGAAGACGTGTCGACGTCGGCCGAGGATCTGTCCAAGGCCGAGGGCAACCTCGCCGACGCGCGCCGCAAGGCCACGTCCGCGGACGCCGATGTCGCCGCGGCGGCCGCGAAGGTCGAGGCCGCCCGTGCCCGGCAGGCCGCTACGGCGCAGAAGACGTCGAACGAGGAGACCGCTCTCAAGGCGGCGATCAACGAGTCGAAGACCGCGCAGGTGCAGGCGGCGTCCGCCGCCGAGGAGCATGCGCGCGCGCAGGCCGAGCTGGGCGCCGCCGTCGAGGACGCCGGCCAGGAGGCCACCAAGGCGGTGCCGCTGTGGCGGCGGCTCTGGGACGGCGTGGGCGACACCGCGGGTGTCAAGGAGCGCGTGAAGTCGACGCTCGCGGGCGTCCGCGAGGAGATCTCTAAGGAGGGCGCGCGGATCCAGTCCCGCGGTGAGGCGCTCCTGGGTGGCCTCGGGAAGGGCCTCAAGTGGGGTGCGGTGGGGCTGGGCGCCGGCATCGCCGGTGGGCTCGGTGCAGCGGCCACGGGCGGCTTCAAGCGCCTGGCCGACATCGAGGACGCACGCGCGTCTCTGCTCGGCCTCAAGATGTCCGCGCAGGACGTCGACAGCGTCATGGCCTCGGCCCTGGATTCGGTCAAGGGCACGGCATACGCGATGGGCGACGCCGCATCGGTCGCGGCCACGATGACCGCCGCCGGCATCAAGCCCGGCAAGGACCTCACCCGGACCCTGTCGCTGGTCGCGGACTCCGCGACGATCGCCAAGCGCGACATCGGAGACATGGGCCTGATCTGGTCGTCCGTCGCCTCCAAGGGGCAGCTCCAGGGCGACGACGCGATGCAGCTGCTCGAGTCCGGCATCCCCATCTGGCAGATGGTCGGCGAGCAGATGGGAATCACCGCCGGTGAAGCCCAGGAGCTCGGCTCCAAGGGCCAGGTGTCGTTCGAGGTCTTCCGCGACGCCATGGAGAAGAACCTCGGTGGTGCCGCACTCAAGTCGGGCGAGACGGTCCGCGGGTCCTTCGCGAACATGAAGGCCGCGGTCTCCCGGTTCGGCGCCGCGATGCTCGAGGGCGTCTTCCCGCTGATCGCTCCGGCGCTGCAGAAGGTCATCGGTGTCCTGGACGCCGCGACCGCGGCCGCCGAGCCGTTCTTCAAGAAGATGACCGACGGCGCGCGGGGCCTGTACGACCTCCTCGTCAACGGGGACTTCACCGGGGCGCTGACGTCCGCGTTCGGCTGGGAGGAGGACTCCCCGGCCGTCGGCGTGCTGCTGAGCCTGCGGGATGCCGCGATCTCCGTCGCCGAGTGGTTCCAGGACCACCTCTGGCCCGTGCTCCAGTCCGTGGGTTCCTGGATCGGAGACAACCTCGTCCCGATCCTGTCCGGCGTCGGCGCCGCCCTGGCATACCTCGGCGGGACCGCGGTCGTCGGCGCGATCGGCGCCCTTATCGGGGTCATCGGCTCCGCAGTCGGCGCGATCGGCTGGATCCCCCTGGCGATCGGCGCGGCCGTCTCCGCTCTGACGTGGTTCTTCACGAAGACCGAGACAGGGAAGGCCGTCCTCGACGGCTTGATCGGTGTGCTCGGTGGCGTCTGGGAGGCCGTGAAGGTCGTCGCGACCGGCGACTTCCACGGTGGCATCTTCGGCCTCGCCGAGGACTCCCCGATCATCGGGGCCCTCATCTCGATCCACGACATGATCGTGGACGTCGGAGCGGCCGTGAAGGACCACCTCGTGGACGGCTGGAAAGCCGTCGTCACGGCCTGGGAGACCGGTGACGCAGGCGACAACCCGATCCTGCGGCTGCTGGTCAAGCTCAAGGACATCGGGACCGGTGTCTGGGACGGCATCGTCGGCGCCGTCGAGAAGGTCAAGGGCGCCCTGTCGAGTCTCGGCGGCTCCGGCGGGTCGGGCCTGACCCAGTTCTTCGACACCCTCGGATGGGTCGCCGAGCAGGTCGGCGGCTACCTCACCGGCGTCTGGAACCTCCTCAAGGGCGTCGGCAGCTTCATCGCTCAGGTCGTAACCGGCGTGATCCTCCCCGCACTGTCCGACCTCTGGGGATTCGTCGCGAACACCCTCGCGCCGATCTTCATGCGCCTGTGGACCGACTACGTCGGACCAGCGCTCGCCGCGATCGGTGCGGCCGGTCTGTGGCTGTACGGCAACGTCCTGGGGCCTGCTCTGACGGGCATCGGGTGGCTGCTGTCCAATGTCGTCGGGCCCGCGTTCACGTGGCTGTACGGCAACGTCATCTCGCCGGTGATCACCGCGATCGGCGCCGTCGTGACGTTCGTGTTCAACAACGTGGTGTTCCCGATCCTGGACGGCCTGAAGTGGGTGCTGACGGTCGCGGTGCCCGCGGCCGCCCAGTTCCTGTGGGGCGTCATCTCCGGGGTCTGGAACGCGATCGCGTCGGTCACGACGTGGCTGTACACGAACGTGATCGTCCCCGTGTGGACCGCCATCAAGGTGGCGATCGCGGTGGTGATCGCGGTCGTGATGACCGCGGTGCAGGCCTGGATGTGGCTGTTCCAGAACGTCGTCGCGCCGGTCTTCCGGTGGCTGTACTCGAACGTGATCGTCCCCGTGTGGACTGCCATCAAGGTGGCGATCGCGGCGGTCGTGTCCTGGTGGCAGGGGACGGCATGGCCGATCATCTCGACCGTCATCGGGTGGCTCCGTCAGCGCTTCGAGGACCTCAAGGCCGGGCTCGGGGTCATCTGGGCGTTCATCCAGAACAGCATCATCAAGCCCGTGATCTCGTGGTTCCGGGATACTGCGTGGCCGCTGATCTCCGGCGTGATCGACAAGATCAAGGCCGGGTTCAACACCATGCGGGACGCGGTCCAGATGGTGTGGCACAAGGTCCGCACCGAGATCATCAACCCCGTTGTCGTGTGGTTCCTGCAGACCGTGAAGCCGACCATCGACCGGGTGACCGGCGGCATCTCGGATGCCTTCACCGTCATGAAGGACGGCATCAAGAGCGCCTGGGACAAGGTCCGCGACGCCGCTCGCGCGCCGGTGAAGTTCGTGATCGACACGGTATACAACTCGGGTCTGCGGGCGAACTTCAACAAGGTCGCGGACACGATGAAGCTGCCGGCCAGTGTCCGCCTGCCGGCGGTGAGCCTGCCACCCGGGTTCGCCGGTGGTGGTCTGTTCAGCGGGATCCTGCCCGGGTCGTCCCGGATGCAGGATGGCGACGATCAGCTGATCGCTGCGCGCCGCGGCGAGGGGATCCTCGTCTCCGAGGGCCTCCGGGACCCGGCGTCCCGCGCGGCGTTCCTCCGGACCAACGAGCTCGCCAAGCGCGGAGTGTCATTCGCGCAGGCTGTGGCCGGTGGTGGGTTCGCGGGCGGGGGCCTCGTCGACAGGGGGGTCGATTTCGTCAAGGGCGTGGGTGGCGATGCGATCGACTGGCTGAAGGACACGGCCGGGTTCGCGGCCGATATCCTCACCGATCCCAAGGGCGCGCTCACGAAGCTGGTCGACGGTTTCCTCGAGAACATCCCCGATGCCGGCGTGTTCACCGACATGGTCAAGGCCGTGCCACGGAACATCGCCCGCGCCATCGGTGACATCCTGTTCGGCTCCTTCACGAGCGGCGGCGGTGACGCCGGCGCCGTCCCGATCGGCGGTGGCCGCGGGGGCTCGCTGGGACAGACCCTGGCGCTCGCCCGGTCGATGGGCCTCGTTCTGACATCGTCTGGGCGCCGAGGTGCCCGGACGGCGCAGAACGGCCTCGTGTCGTTGCACGCCCTGGGGCGTGCTCACGACTACGCGGGCGCGTCGGGCACGATGATGCGGTTCTTCAACGCCGTCGACGCGCAGTTCTCGCCGACGGAGCTGCTGTACTCGCCCGCCGGTGCTCGCAACAAGCACCGGTCGGGCCGGCGTGGACCGAACACGGGAGCCACGCTGAGGAACCACTACTCGCATGTCCACGTGGGCTTCGCGTCCGGTGGCATCGTCCCGGCCGCGCCGCCGCAGCGAGGGATCGGGCGCTCGGTCAAGCCGATGCTCTATGACAAGGGTGGCTGGCTCAAGCCCGGCGTCACGCTCGTGAACAACGCGTCGGGCACGCCTGAGCCGATCTTCCCGGGCAAGCAGGGTGCGTCGATCATCCAGATGCTCGAGGCAGGTGGGAAGGGTGGCCGGGACATCACGATCCCGATCACCGCCACGCAGCTGTCCGAGGCCGACGTCGACCGCCTGGCTGACGAGATCCTGCGCCGTCTGCACGCCCAGCTATCTGAGATCGGAGACTGATCGTGCAGTCGCTCATGCTGACCGACTCCCGCGGCGACGTCGTCCTCACGGCGTCGTCGCGGGAGCTTGATCCGAACCGCGAGTACTGGCTCAACGGGGAAATCAAGGGCTGGGTCGGCGGCTACACGATGCGCGGTGAGAACCAGGAGCGGGCCGGCCACGGCTCGTTTCCGACGACACGCACACGCTCGCCGAGGACGCTGGAGCTGCCTCTGCGGGTCCACGCGGAGTCGTGGGCGGCGGCGAACGTGGAGAAGCGGCGCCTGTCGGCGCTGCTCGCTGATGGAGAGTCGGCGACGCTCCGTGTCGAGGAGTCGGGTGTGCCGGCGCTCGAGGCGGTCGTGGAGCGGACGGGCGAGATCCTGCCGTCCCGGGTGTCGCCGTCGACGTTCGGTCTGTCCGTGCCGCTGACGGCACCTGACCCTGTGCTGTACGGCGACGAACGGGTGACGTTCCTCCATCCGATGGGGACGGGCATCGGCCTGCGCTACCCGCTGTTCTCCCCGGCTGGGGTCCTGAACTACGGGACGGGCATCACGTCGAACGACCCGGTCTTCAACGGCGGCAACGTCGAGGCCTGGCCGACGTACCTCGTCGTCGGCGACTTCCCGGGTGGCGCTCGGATCACCGTCGCCGGGCGCACGGTCGAGTGGCCGTGGCCGATCAACCGGGGCGCTCCGCTCGAGGTGCGGATGGCTGGGTCCGTCTGGATCGGCGGCACCAACGTCACGCACCGCGCGACGGTGCGGCAGTGGTCGTCGATCCCGCCGGGCGGATCCGTCTCCCCTGACTTCTCTCCGCTGCAGGGCGGGGACGGGTGGTGCGAGGTGCACCACCGAGACACCTACATGTGAGGAGGCCCCGATGGGCTACCCGTTCGGCCTGGCCCCTGACGCCGAGGGTGATGGCACCACTCCCGAGGGCCTGCAGCGTGTGATCTGGTCTCTGTACCGGGCGCAGGCTCCGTTGATCGTGCGTGGCTGTGAGGTCACTGGCACGTCGTCGATGAAGTGGGCGGTCGCCGCGGGCGTCGTCTACATCCCGACGGGTGACGCGCGGGCCGTGCTCGTGCCCGTCGACGCGACGACCGTGCCGACCAGTCCGGCCCCGTCCACCGGATCCCGCACCGACTTCCTGTACGTCGGGGTCGATGGTGCTGTCCGCGTCGGCGCGTCGGTCCCGGCGGGGTCGGCGCTGATCGGCAAGCGCACGGTCCCGGCGGGCATCACCGCGACGACAGCCGCTCCCGCTTCGGTCCTGGACCGGGGCTACGCGATGCTGTTCGGCGCGTCCATGGGTCGCCTGCTCCGCTGGGTCGACTCCACGGCCTACCGGGGCGTGCTCTCCTCGAGCACGACCGCTCAGGTCGTGTACTCCGGGAACATCAGCCTCCCCACCGACCGGCTGCTCGACTTCCGGCTGTCCCAGACAGCAGCCTCCGACGCGAAGTCGTCGTTCGTGTGGGAGATCTGGCTGGACTCCACGCTGTTCTTCGCCCCGGAGATGGTGGTCGACACGATCGGCGACACGAAGACCTACACCGCGTCGGAGTGGGTGCTCGAGGGGACGCACACGATCAGCGTGAAGCGTCGCCTCGCGGTCAACGGTGGCAAGCCCATCATCCACGTCGGCGGTGGCACGGAGCGCCGCCCGGGCAACCGCTTCGAGGTCGTCGACATCGGGATGATCTGGTGACCTGGCGCGTCTACCTCGGCCAGACCATGACCGGGATCGTCGGCCCTTCGATCGCGCACAGCACCGGCAACGCCGAGATCCCACTCAACGACATCGAGTCGATGTCGGCCACCTTCAACCGGTCCGAGCTCGTCGGCGTGGAGCGCTCCTGGTGGTCGCCCTGGGCTGGCGCTCTCCTCGTGTCCTACGAGGACGAGTACATCGAGGAGACCCTGATCGCGGCCGGCCCGATCGACAAGCCCGTCAAGGACACTCCGAAGACCGGGAAGCTCGAGATCTCGGCCGGTGGCATCGGTGCCCTGCTCTCGCATCGCGAGGTCCTCGCAGGCGACTTCCGTCCTGGGCAGGAGGAGGCGCTCAAGCTCTCCGTCCTCGACTGGTCGGGCGTGTCCCTCGGCTCGATCGTCGGACGGATCATCACGGCCGCCACGTCGAAGCGCGCCGGCTGGCTGCCGATCGTGATCCCGCCGGAGGAGCCCGCCGTCCGTCAGCGCACCTACGAGGGATGGAACGTCGCGAACAACCTCGCGTGGAAACGGATCACCGAGATCACCGAGGTCATCGACGGCCCCGACGTCATGCTCCGCCCCCGCTTCGTCGCAGGCTCCAACCGCACCCGCTTCGAGTGGGTGCTCTACACCGGCACCGAGGCGCAACCCACCATCCCTCAGACCGCCCAGGTGCTCTGGGACTCCACCGCCCAGCAGTCCCCCATCGCCAACGTCGAGGTCACCTCGAACGCCACCCGCCTCGCGCACCGCGTGTACGCCACGGGCGCCGGTGAGGGAGCTGGCATCGCCCTGCAGATCGCCGAGGCCAAGACGATCCCCGAGTACATGCCGCTGCTCGAGACCACGATCAGCGACACCGACACGGAGAACCTCGACCTGCTCCGCTCCAAGGCCACCTCGACCCTCGCATCCCAGGGCATTGACCAGGTCACGTTCACCGTCGAGTCCACCGCCGAGTCCCCGATCGGGTCTTGGAACGTCGGAGACGCCGTCGACGCCACCCTCACCGGCTGGCTCAACATCCCCGACGGGACCTACACCCTCCGCATCATCTCCGCGAAGTACGACCTCACGAACAGCACGGTCACGGTCGAGTGCCAGGAGGACCAGCTCGGAGAGGAGCTCACATGGTGAAGCGCATCAACCTGCGCCCCTCGCCCGAGCGCGCGCTCGCCGACCTGCGCCATAAGCAGCTCGAGCAGGTGCGTGAGCGTGACACCGTTCCTCACGGTGTGAAGGACATGGGCCCGACGGGTGACTCGACGTTCATCGACGCGGCGGGCGAGAAGCGGTCGGTGCGGCACTTCGTCGTGGAGCTCGACGACACGACCGAGCGTGCCGAGCAGCTCGAGACCGACCTCGCATCCTCCGTCGAGCGGATCACCGCGGGCGAGACCGCGGTCGCGGACCTCCGGGACGTGCGCCTGCCCGCGCTCGAGGAGGATCTCGCTGACCTGGACCAGGCGCTCGCCGATGGTCTCGGTGGTGTCTCGGGTGACTTGTCGGGGCTCGTGAGTGATCTCGCGGCCGCGCGGGATCAGGCGGTGTCGGCGCAGCAGACCGCGGATGCCGCGGTGCTGGCCGCGTCGGCGGCGTCGCAGGCCGCGTTGCAGGCCGCGGGTATCGCGGACTCCAAGGGCCGCGTGATCTACTCCGAGACGGAGCCGCCGGCGGCGGACCGCTCGTCGTCGAACCTCTGGGTCAAGCCGAGTGACGCGTCCACGCGTGTGTGGGTGCCTGGCCAGTCGCAGTGGGTCGAGGTCGAGGACTCCGACATCAAGGCCGCCGCGCAGTCTGCCGCGGCCGCGAACACGAAGGCCGTCGCCGCCCAGTCCACTGCCGATGCTGCGAAGGCGGCCGCGGCGACTGCTCAGTCCACGGCCGAGGCCGCGCAGCGCACCGCGGACAAGGGCGTTCTCGACGCCCGCGACGCATTCAATGCCGCGGTGTCGGCGCAGACGTCGGCGGACGCGGCGATGCAGACGGCGATGGCCCCGACCGCGAACATGGTCTACAACGGCAACGGGCGCTTCGGGGACGCGAATTTCACTACCTTCGATCAGTTCCCTGAGGATAGCCCCGCTGGCGCATTCCGTTCGTTCGGTGCCACTACTCCAACCAGCAAGATCACCAATGCCCTGATCGCGGTGGATCCGTCTCGGGCGTACGTCATGACTGCCACGGCTCGCCAGGCCAATCCCGATTACAGCGGAAACGATCGTCTCTACTTCGCGGTCCAGCCCTACGACGCCGACGGATTGGGTATCGCCCCCTACCAGTACGCGCGGAATCCTGGCACGACCACAACCCTCGCGAAGGACCTGAACCCGGGCGACACCACCGCAACCCTGACGGATGCAACGAACTGGAGCACCGCAACCTACCAGTACCTCGCGATCTGGAACTACGTCGACAAGTCCGGCAAGAACTGGAAGACGGAGTACACCCGGAAAACCTACTCGTACACGTCCAAGAGCGGAAACGTCATCACTCTTGCTGCCAAGTACGAGGGGCCGGTAGTTCCTGCCGGAACATCGGTGGGAAACACGTTCTCGGGCGGCTCGTACATGTACCCGATCACGCCGACTAATATTCCGCACGAGTGGACGGCGTACACGTCGAGGGTGATGAGCGGCGTGCACACCACCGAGGGCTCTGTAGCGGTTCTTTCGTTTCCAGCTCCGACTGCCGCTGTGCAGATCGGCTTCCTGCTCAACTACTCGAGGCAGACCGAGTCACGTCACCGGGTCGCGAACGTCGGGTTCTTCGACGTGACCGATGCACTCGCGGCACAGAACGCCGCCGCCAAGGCGCAGGCGGATGCGACCAAGGCCCAGCAGACCGCGGATTCCAAGGCGACCCCGGCTCAGGCGCAGGCTATGGCGGATGCCGCGAAGGCCGCGGCCACCACGGCAGCGTCGGCCGACGCGACCGCGAAGTCGTCCCAGGCTAAGGCCGATGCGCTCGCCGCCGCGGCGGCCGATGCCCAGCAGAAGGCCGATGCCGCGAAGGCATCGGCGGCCACGGACGCCCAGCAGAAGGCCGATGCCGCCAAGCAGGCCGCGATCACCGCGGCGTCCGCGGATGCTCAGGCCAAGGCCGACGCGGCGAAGGCCGCGGCGCTGGCTGCCGCTGCCGCGGATGCGAAGGCCAAGGCGGACCAGGCGCTCGCGGACGCGAAGGCGGACGCGACTACCAAGGCTGATGCGGCGAAGCAGGCCGCGATCACTGCGGCGGCTGCCGATGCTACGGCGAAGGCCGCGGCCGCGGAGACCGCCGCCAAGAACGCGGCGGCCGCCGATGCGAAGACCAAGGCCGACCAGGCCAAGGCCGACGCGATCGCCGCGTCCGGGTCGGATGCCGCTGTGAAGGCCGAGGCCGCTCGTCAGGCGGCCGTGGACGCCGCCAGGGCGGCTGCGGACGCCGCGGACGCGCTGGTCGAGCAGAGGGCCGCGCAGAACGCCGCGGACCAGGCCAACGCCGCGAAGCAGGCTGCCGCGGATGCCCTCGCTACCGCGCGTGGTCAGATCACGTCGGAGATCACGGCGTCGGCCAACGGGAAGAACGCGACTCGCTGGTCGACCAGTGCGGCGTCGGCGTCCGTGCCGGGTGTCGTGGCTGGCGACACGTGGATGCAGGTCGACGCGCTCGCGACCCGGAACGTCAAGGGCCAGTGGACCTGGGACGGAAGCACGTGGAAGCCCGTGCTGATCCGCTCCGAGGTCATCGCGGCGCTCGACGTCGCCAAGCTCACCGCCGGCACCGCGAACCTCGCGACCGCCGTGGTCGACAAGCTGTTCACGAACATCTTCTCGGCGAAGAAGATCGCCGCTGGGCAGATCGATGCCGAGTCGATCGCCGCGGCGGTCGGCTCGTTCGTGAAGATCAACGTCTCCCAGCTGGTGGCGACGGCCGCGGACCTCAACGAGCTCGTGGCGCAAAAGATCGCGGCAGCGACCGCCTCCATTCAGGAGGCGTACATCCAGAACCTGCGCACCAACGGCGCGGTGATCGACACCGCGGTGATCGCGGACCTCGCCGCAAACCTGATCACGAGCGGCATGTTCCGTACGGCCGAGGCCGGTCAGCGGCTCGAGCTCACCTCCGATGGGCTCGTGCTGTGGGGCGTCGACCCGGATGGCGCGGAGTACGAGATGGTCCGCATCGGACCCTCTGGCACGCAGCTGCTCACGATCGGTGGGGCCACCATCGACGGTGACGGCAATGCCGTGCTCCAGGACGTAGAGGCGCGGTCCCTGTCGGTCGACGGGACGTCGCTCGAGGACCGTCTGGCGGCGCTGCCCCAGGGCATCATCGGGCGCGGCTACCGGTCGGTGCCGTGGACGGAGCGCCGCAAGTCGTTGACGCGCGTCGTTGAGCTGCCGGTGACGTTGCAGCCGGGTCGCACGTACCGGGTGTCGTCGTCGCCGATCCCGTTCGTGACAGATACAGGCGCGGCCTGGGTCATTGGGAACCTGCAATGGGCCCCGATGCCCGTGACGGATGTGAACCAGTTCTCGACGCTTTCTAAGAGCGCGGCAGTGGATTCGGCCACGAGCCTGCTGCCGCCGATGAGCAGGATCGTCACGACGTCGGACATCACCGCGCCGAAGGACTACTCGTTCATCATCCGTACATCGTGTGCCACCACGTACCACCAGATCGCCGTGGGCGGTGGCTCACCGGTCGAGCTCGTCGTCGAGGATCTCGGTCCCGCGATCAGCTACACGGGGGCGAACTGGCAGGACGGCGCAGAGGCGGGGTCGTCCTCGGGTAGCACGTCGCCGCCGGCCACGGTTCAGCGGTACTCCCTTCACCGCAACCACACGGCTGTCGGCACGTACCGGCGAGGCCAGAACGGCCTGAAGTCCAGCGGCGACGCCGTGCAGGGCCAGTACTCCTCGTACGGCAACCGCGAGGGCCTGTGGCTGTTCGCGGACATGACCGGGGCCCTGTCGGGGTCCACGGTCGAGAAGGTGATCTTGAACTTCACGATCTCCCACACCTACGCGTCGGCCGGCGGTATCGCTGAGGTCCGCCTCCACGGCAACAGCTCGTTCCCGTCCGGTGCTGCGGGGCTGAACACGGTGGTATCGGGAGTGAAGGTCAGGGCCGGTGGAGCGTACTCGGTGACGATCACCGATGCCGCGATGTGCGCGGGCTTCCGCTCGGGTGCGTACCGCGGATTCGGGCTGTCTACCGACTCCACGAACCTCGACCACTACATCCGCGGGCAGAACGCATCCATCGACATCACTTATCGAAAGTAGGTCTCATGTCTCTCATCGGTGTCTCTCGAACCACCCAGAACGCGACGATGCGGGCCCGCACTGAGGCCGCGATCCGTCAGGCCGCCTCGGCGAAGGCTCAGGAGGAGGGGCCGTCCGGTCGCTTAGCCGCGCAGGCCCTGATCGACCCCTCGTCCGTGGTCGCGCACTTCCTCGCACACGTCGCGACGAACCCAACGGTCGCGGATGCCACGTGCTCGGACTGCGGGCACGCCGCGGTCGATGACGGGGCGATCACGTACGTCGTCGCCGAGGCGTGGACGACGGTCGCCGACGCGCTCTACCCGCCCGCACCCACCGCCTGACCGAACTACTCGAACAACCGAGGCCCCGCCCACACGGTCGGGGCCTTTCGCATGCCCTGAGGAGGCACCCCGTGACCACCAATCCCGATGACCTGCCCGTCGACCCGGACCTCTCGCCCGAGGAACTGAACATCGACCCGGCCGAGATCCCCGCCGACCCGGTCGAGGTCGGCGACGACGACATCGACCTGACCGAGGCCCCCGACCTCGGCACCGACAACGACGGGGAGGTCGCCTGATGAAGACCTACGCCGACGGCCGCGCGCTCTACCTCGACTTCAACCGTGCCCAGCTCAAGCAGGGGCCGTGGGAGGTCCCGCCCGGCTCGAACCGCAACTGGTACTCCAAGCGCTGCGGCCGCGGCCCCGAGCCGTGGTGCGTCGACGCCCACGCGGCAGGCATGATCGAGACCGGCCAGGCCGGCGGCACCCTCGACACGGCCTCGACCGGCGTCCTGCGCAACTACTCCCGCGAGGTCGGCCGGTACCGCGGGCCCCGCTCGGCGACGCTCGGCGCTGCCGGCATCGTCCTGCACAACGGCGCGACCGCCCACACCGACGCGTGCGTGCTCATCGTGTCCTCGTCCAACCCGGCGCTCGCCGGCGGCAACACGAGCAACCGGGGCGGCAGCACGGCGGACGGTGGCGGCTACTACTCCAACCGCCGCGGCTACATGATCGGCGGGAGCTCGTGGCGGCTCGATGGCTTCCACGTGCCGTTCTTCGGGATCTCCGCCGACGACGCGTTCCAGATCAACAAGGCCCTCGGCGTGGGCTCGGTGCGGTACATCACGGCCAAGACCGTCGCCCGCACCAAGGACTTCCAGCGGTCGCAGGGCCTGGTCGTCGACGGCTTCCCCGGCGTGACGACGTTCGCGCGGCTCGTGGGCTCTGAGGTCAACGAGGTGGTCGAGGAGATCAACACGGCGATCCCCCTGGCCGTCGATGGCCGGTACGGTGTCGCGACGCACACGAAGGTGCAGATCCGTCAGGGTCGCCCGCAGGATGGCCGTCTCGGGCTCGGCGATCTCCAGGCGCTCTACGCCTACTTCGATCTGCCGGTGGATGACGAGATCTCCGACCAGGTGCGCACCGCCGCCCAGATCGGCAACGCGATCGTCCCGCGCATCTGGGATCACGACCCGGACCACAAGGGCAACGCGTCGAAGCTCGTGCGGTGCCTCGAGGCGTACGTCGGGGTGACCGTGGACCGCGGGATCTGGGGGCCTGAGCTGTCCCGCGGCATCCAGCGGTTCATCAACACGTTCGACGCCGGCTTCACCGCCGCCGACCGGGGCATCGCCCTGGCCCGCAAGAAGGCGGCGGGGATCTGATGCTCTCGTCCCCGTACCCCCTACCCCCGGTGAGGGGGTGGCGGGTAGCGACGATCTGGTCATACCTGGCGGCATCCGCCGCAGGGGCATGGTCGCTGATCATCCCGCCCGCAACCTATGTCGCGACGGTCCCCCTGTGGATCACGCTCCTGTGGTCGGTGTCGCTCATCGGAGGCGGACTGGTGTGCGCGGCCGGTGTGGCCGCGTCCCAGTACCGGGCGGAGTGGATCGCCTCATGGGGCCTCGGCCTCGGGGTCGCAATCTATGCCGTGATCTCGTGGTCCACGATCCCCCACAGTCCCGCGTCGGGGACAAGGGCGCTGGTGCTGACCGCGTTCACGGGCGTCGTGGTGGCGCGCGCGCTGCTGCTGTCCCGCATCGACGGCATGGCCCGCGACCGGAAGCGGGTGGCCAACCGGGAGCGGGACGAATGAAGTTCGCAGATCTCATCGTCCCCCTCCTCACCATCGCATTCGGGGGTGGTGGCATCTGGTCCGGTATCAGCGCGTGGCGGTCTCACCGCGAGGGCGTACGCGCCGCTGACGTGCAGGAGGACGCCCAGCACCTCCAGGAGCGCGCCGACGCCGTGGCCGGCTTCGAGAAGTTGGCGGCGGCGCATGACCGGGAGATCATCCGGCTGTCCGCCGCGCTCGTGGATGACCGGGCCCGCATGGACGCTCAAGACACGCGC